TTTTACCCAGCGAGCGCGGTGATCTGTACATTGAATTCAATGTTTCTGGCCTGCTGCGCGGGGATCAGAAGTCACGCTATGAATCTTATGCGCTAGGGCGTCAGTGGGGCTGGTTATCGGTTAATGACATTCGCCGCATGGAGAACCTTCCCCCTATCGCCGGAGGTGACAAATACCTGACGCCTCTGAATATGGTCGACAGTGCGAGCATTTTGCCCGGAAATAACAAGCCTACAGCGCAACAAATGACGGAAATCGAAGCCATTCTGGCGAGAGCGTAAAGCAATTCTTCATCATTATTACAGGCTGACTAATGAAATATACCTTCTCTATTGGCGTGGACATACTTGTTCTCGTCAGCATTGTCATGGGTTTTTACTTAGGAAATGAATCCCTTCTGAACATTCCACATTTCATTGGGTGGTTTGTCGGGATTGTTATTTTACTGGCTCATTTGAGTGCGAAATCAAAAGAAGGGATGGCGGAAGAATATAAATCGCAGCCACTTTTATTCCGCATATATGACGTTCTGACTGACGTTATTTTTGTGAGCTTCTGTGCCTATCAGGGGTGGATGTTTATGGCCGCTGTTTATTCAGCTGCTGCATGCCTTAAGGCTGGATTTAAGCATTCGATGGAAAAGAAAATATGCAAAAAATGATTAACCTGCCGCACCTTGCAGAAATGGTCTTCGGTGTCCCTCATTACGCGACACAACAGACGATGGACGCTGTGAAGGCGGTATTGCTTCCCCGTATTCAGGGAACTGTGACGGATCCGGTCATCACGATGGCGCTTAATCCGGATGATTCGGCCTCCCCTGAAGAGGTCCAGCCAGCCGGTGGTATCGCGGTTATTCCCGTTCACGGGATTCTGGTGCCTCGTCGTGGACAAATTACTGCGATGTGTACCGAACTGACGAGCTATGAGCGAATCCGCAGCCAGCTGCATTCGGCATTAAATGACCCATCAATCAGTGAAATCGTTCTGGATATTAATTCCGGTGGTGGCCACGCATCAGGGTGCAAAGAGCTGGCTGATTATATTTATCAGTCGCGTGAAACGAAGCCTATCACCGCTATTGTGAACTTTAGTGCCTTCTCAGCCGCGTATTTCATCGCTTCGGCCTGCAGCAAAATTGTTGTCAGTCAGACCAGTGGCGTTGGTTCCATCGGGGTAATCATGGAGCACCTGGATACGTCAAAGCTGGAAGAAATCATGGGCGTGAAATTTACTGCACTCTACCGGGGTGATAACAAGAATAATGGCACTTCACATGCCTCGTTGAGTGAATCGGCTCTGGCGATGTTCGACAAAATGCTCGACGACATGTACGAGACATTTACCTCCTCAGTGGCTGAGTACCGTGGCCTTAAACAGCAGGCAGTGATCGATACCCAGGCGGGAACATACTTTGGCGCTGATGCCATTTCTGCTGGTCTTGCTGATGAAGTTTCGGATCCTCAGTCCGCAATTAATGCCATTGCGGCAAAGTACAAACAACCTCAAAGAACCACTTCCATAAAGTTGCAGGCAGCTGCGATGGACCTGCAAACAAGAATGTAACCCGGCGCTAACGCGTCATTACCAGAAAGCAGCCTGTTGGCTGCTTTTTTTATGCCAAAAAGAGAGAAAACTATGCCACAGATTGAAGAATTACGTCGTCAGCGTGCGGGTATTAATGAACAGGTACAGGCCCTGGCCACGATTGAAACTACCGGTGGAACGCTGACAGCGGAGCAGTTAACCGAATTTGCCAGCCTGCAGCAGCAGTTCACGGATATCAGCGCCAAAATGGATCGTCTGGAAGCGGCTGAACGTGCTGCAGCGCTTGTTGCCAAACCGGTTAAAGGTACACAGCAGGCTCCAGGTATCAGCGTTAAGGCAGAGCCAAAGCAATATACCGGCGCAGGCATGACCCGTCTGGTAATGTCGATTGCGGCAGCACAGGGTAACGTCCAGGACGCTGCGAAATTTGCAGCTGAAGAACTGAATGACCAGTCAGTCTCAATGGCCATCAATACTGCCGCCGCGTCAGGTGGCGTTCTTATTCCGCAAAACCTGCACAGCGAGGTGATCGAACTGCTGCGCGATCGCACCATCGTTCGTAAGCTGGGCGCGCGATCCATCCCGCTGCCTAACGGCAATATGGCGCTTCCGCGTCTGGCCGGTGGTGCGACGGCGAGCTACACAGGGGAAGGCAAGGATGCGAAAGTATCAGAAGCCCGCTTTGATGATGTGAAACTCACCGCGAAAACCATGATTGCGATGGTGCCAATCTCCAACCAGCTGATTGGTCGTGCCGGCTACAACGTGGAGCAGTTGGTCCTGCAGGATATTCTGACTGCGATTTCGACCCGTGAAGATAAAGCCTTTATGCGCGATGACGGTACCGGTGATACGCCTGTCGGTATGAAAGCGCGGGCAACCGAATGGAACCGCCTGCTGCCGTGGGAAGCTGCTGTTGATATCAATCTGAATACGATTGATGCGTATCTTGACAGCATCATCCTGATGGCTATGGACGGGAACAGCAACATGATCAGCTGCGGCTGGGGCATGTCGAACCGTACTTACATGAAACTGTTCGGGCTGCGCGACGGTAACGGTAACAAGGTCTACCCGGAAATGGCCCAGGGGATCCTGAAGGGATATCCGATTCAGCGTACCAGCGCTATCCCGGCAAACCTCGGTGACGGCGGCAAGGAGTCAGAAATTTACTTCGCTGACTTTAATGACGTGGTAATCGGTGAAGACGGCAACATGAAGGTGTCCTTCTCGCAGGAAGCCTCCTACCAGGACGGGGACGGCAATCTGGTTTCCGCGTTCTCCCGTAACCAGTCGTTGATCCGCGTGGTGACTGAACACGATATCGGCTTCCGTCATCCGGAAGGTCTTGTACTCGGGACAAAAGTGCTGTTTTAACCGGTCCTGCACGCTGTGCGACCACGGTCGCACAGAGTAAAAGCACGTAACTTCCTAAGCCCGCAGCAGCGGGTTTTTTCTTTTCAGGAGCAAAACGATGGCTACGAAAACGGAAAAGGCAGCGGCAAAAGCAGCGGCTGCGGCTGCAGCCGGTGATGTGAACAAGCCGGATGAACTGACGCCGGAAAATACAGTGGACGGGGATGACGGTCAGAATATTGCCGCTGGTTCAGGTGATGCCGGTGTTGATCTGGCCGGAAGTGAAACAAACGGGGCCACGGGCCTGACGGGAGCAGAAGTGGTGCGGAAAGTGGTTTTTTTCCTGGGACCCTATCATCGTTATTCGCGCGGCGATACGGCCTGTTTTGATGCTGAGTATGCAGAGAAACTGGTTGAACGCCATATCGCGGTATGGCCAGAAGATGCGGAAAAGGCGCTGAGTCCCCGCAAGGGAGCCGATGACCATGATACTGACATTGGATGACGTGAAAACCCAGCTCCGTCTGGAGCCGGATTTCACGGAGCATGACGACATGCTTACTAAAATGGTGGCGGCTGCGCAGAAGAGTATTGAACGTGACTACTACTGCAAACTGGTGGGAAGCGACGACGAACTGCAGGCGCTGCCGGAAGGTGTACGCGGTTTTGTGGCAGATGAAGATATCCAACTGGCCATGCAGTATCTGGTCGGGGATGCGTATCTGAATGGTTTCACCGGTCAGTGGCTGGAGACGGCTGCGGTCCGGCATCTTCTTTTCCCGTTGCAGGAGAACACCGTATGAGCCTGAAGCCGGAAGAGATGACCTGCCGTCTTTCGATTGGGTATATGCAATCCGGTCGGGGACCGCTGGGTGAACACCTGCCGGAGCAACTGGTCACGACCGGGAAAGCCTGGGCGAAGCGCGAGCTGGTGTCGGGCAGAAAGGTCCGCACACTGGATCAACAACAGGTTGTTGAAACGTGTCTTTTTACCACTCATCCGAACCTGAATATTGATATCGACTGGAAAATAACGACGTCTGACCGGGTTTATACCGTTCGTAACGTCGAACGTCTTGCGGACCGCATCATCATCACAGGGGAGGCAGACGCACGTCATGATCGAGCTGGCATTAAAGGCAGCACTTGAACGCCTGACCGGGCTGGATGTTTACCCTCTGCTCCTGCCTGATGAGCTGCAGGAGGGAATTACTTACCAGTGTATCTCCGATCCGGAGTTGTACGCCGGACTGTTGCGCACAGGCCTGATTGCGGGCCGCTTCCAGATAGCGATTCATCTGCTTAATGACTACACCCACCTGTTACAGCTGGATAAGAAAATCAGCGCGGAATGGACCGCTATCGTGCATGGCCAGCTGGAGGGCTTCCCCGTGCAGAATGTGGTCCGGGGTGGAATACAGCAGAGTAAATCGGTACTGACCAGCGGCAATATTCAGTACCGGCTCGTCCGGGATTTCACCTTCCACTACCGGGAAACCTCACCATGATCACTATGGATGTAAAAGGGCTGGACGAGCTGGAGCGGCAGCTTATCGCACTCGGTGAAAAGGTCGGCATGAAGGTGTTACGTGACGCGGGGCGTGAGGCGCTGAAAGTGGTTGAAGACGACATGAAGCAACATGCCGGCTTCGACGATGCGTCCTCTGCAGAGCATATGCGTGATTCCATCAAAATTCGCTCATCCACGCGGAAAGGTCGCGGAAATACGGTGGTCACCCTTCGGGTTGGCCCCAGCAAGAAGCATTACATGAAAGCGCTGGCCCAGGAGTTCGGTACGGTGAAACAGGTTGCCGATCCGTTCATCCGTCCGGCACTGGATTACAACGTCCGGCAGGTTCTGCGCATTCTGGCCGTAGAAATCCGCAATGGCATTCAGAACAGGTAGCAACCGCTGCCCACTATTTAAGAGAGAATCATTATGGCTGATGAAAATAACACGCC